CGAGAGGCCCGGTAGTCAGCTTCGCTATGCGCCCGGACTGGGACGCAGCGCGTTTTGCTGCATCGGCAGCAGCCTTCTCCGCCTCGTCGGCAATGCCGGAGGCCTTGCGGGCCTTGTCCACTAGGGCATTGGACTTCTTGAGGTTGCTGCCCTTGTAGTTGTCCACCTTGGCCTGCGCGTTTGTTGCCCTGATGCGGGCGCGTTCTGCGGTGGCCTGCTTGGCGTTCTTGGCATATTCCGGGTTGAGCATCTGGAGGGCGTTACCGCCAGCCTTCAACCCCTTGCCTTCGAGGACACTGACCGCATCCCCGAACTTGCCAAGAAGGGCATGGTTAAGCAATGCGAGACCGCCACCGAGGAGAAGGGCACTGCCCCATCCGAAACCACCGTTCTTGGGCTGTTCGGCCTCCTCGCCAGTCTTCTTTCCAAGGTCCAGCTTGCCGTCGTCCCAGTCTTTGAGGAACTTGTAGAGAAGTTCGTCCTTCGGGCGACGGACCCTGTTTTCAAATTCAATTCCACGGAACTGTTCGTTGCGCAGTTCAGTTTCCAAGGTCTGGTCGGCAACCGACTTCACCCTGGCGACCGGCTGCTCAGTGCGTTCCGATGCCGGTTTCTGCCTGGTCGATGCGTCCAGACCCAGCATGGCAGCAAGCCTGTTGGCAATCCGCATCTCCTCGGTGCGCCGGCGGTTGGTCCCGGCCAGCATACGGTCATAGTATTCCCTCGGGTCCTCGATTGACGCGGTGGCGCTATGGATATGCTGTTGCTGGGAGTCCCCGATAAACATGGTCGGGACCGGCGGAACGGATTCCACCACGGACTTATGCTGGGTCGATGTCTCGCCTATCTGCGGACCGAAAGACGCCTGCTGAATGGCATTTGTCGATTGCTGGGGCGGATCGATTGGTAGGGTAGGGGCAGGTTCAAGCAGCTTCGCCATGAACGAGTTCTGCGCCATCGGCTGCATCATCGTTGACAGCAGCATCGCCATCCCGAACTCGGATGCAGGCTCGCGGCGATATACCGGTTCCGGCTCGCCCTTCTGTTCCTCGCGGACAGCTTGGACATTGCGCTCATGCTGCTTCTTGAAATTGTCGTTAAATTCCTTTTCGGTATCGTGGTCGGCCAGCGCAGCAAGCACGTTGGTATAAATCGTGTCGCCTATATACGGCAACGCGACATTAAGCTCCTGAACCACCAGGTTCGGATTCTTGACGTCCTGCGACGCGGTTTGCTTTGTTGTATTCTGATCAGCCATGACGACCCGTTACCACGCACCCCTAGTTTATATCCGCCGGGGGTCGATAACAAACAAGACGGCCGCCCGAAGGCGGCCGTGGGACTTGGAAAACTGCCGTTACTGGTGTGAAAAACGGCAGTACAGGCTTTCCTTGACGTTTACAATCTTTCCGTTACCGATTATCCTTCGGAACGAGGAACCGCCGCTGTCTATAAGCAGGCGTTCGCCGTAGATGTCTTCCGGGACATGGACAGTGTAGTCCTCGCCCTCGACCTCGCCGTCGAAACTCATGCAGTAGTCACAAGGCAGGGTGCGGAGATATGAATACAGCGCATCGCAGTCGATTGAACCGTAATACATCCCCTTGGTGTGGGCATACGGCGGATCCAGATACATGAAGTCGTCCGGCCCGGGTTTCACGTCGAGATACGAACACGGAGTGAATGTCACGTTGAACTCATTCAGCTTGGCCGACCACTCCCCTATGATGCGGTCCATCGTGTCGGGGTGCATGCCGTTGCGCGTCACATGGAACGAGTTATTGAACTCTCCCCTCGCATTGTACCGGGGCATGCCGTTGGTAGTCGTCCGCATGATGAAGAACAGCAGCTTGGGATCATGGCTCTCGTTGAACGAGGCACGAACATTCGCGAAATACGCCTTCTTGCGTTCAAGGTCGCCGTCCACGTTAAGCACGGTCCACAGTTGGCGATAGGTACGCCTGATGGCATCCGGGAACTCCTTGACGAGACGGTAAAGTTCGATGAGCGGCGCATTCAGGTCGCTGCACATGTAATTCTTGAACTTTTCCGGGCAGTTATTCAGGATGTAGAAGAGCACCGAGCAGCCACCACAGAAAGGCTCGTAGTATGTGTTATACGAGCCCTTTACCGAGGCCAGGATGGCAGCGGCCTGCGACCGCTTCGACCCGGACCACTTGACGAGTGGTTCGAGCTTTCCCATCAGTAATCAAACTTCCCGCGACGTTCTTTCGCATACTTGTTGCGTTCGCCCGCGAGCTTCTTCGCGTCGAACCCGCACTGCTTGCCGAAGGAGCGGGCCTGCTTGGACTGCTTTGCCCAGCGGGCGTTCTTCTGCTCTTCGGTCTCAAATTCCTTTTTCGGTTTGTCCTTCATTTGTTCTCCTTAAAGCGATTGGGTTTCCTTTCTCCGCATGTAGAGCCGCTGGTATTCCTTGATTGCGTAGTCGCGCAACACAAAGAACTCCGGCAGCAGCATGCGGTCGCAGTCGGCGCTCGTGTTCGATGTAATCTGCGAGATGACCGCCTTGTCGTGCGCCACGTCCTCCGGCCTATATACCGGAAACGTACTGGTCGGTACGAAAGGGATATACAATATCCACCTTTGCGCCGCACACGGGGCAGACATGGATGACATGGTTTTCCGCGATGAGCGAATGGGAGTTCACGCTGTCGAACAAGAGATGGTAGTCATCAATGTTTCGGAGGTTGCGGAGGTAGTTGAACTTCGCAAGATGGCGTTTCTTCTCATCCGGGTCGTCGATGCCCTCGATTTCGATTACGGCTGCAGTCGCGGAAAGCTGCATGTGGGCCTTCTTCGGGGTTACGCCGTATGTCGCGACATAGTCCTTCAACCATTCCTGCATCGGCTGGTCGTGACGGCGCTTGCGCGGGTACACGTTGCACTCGCGACCGTCGCTGAAGTGGAAGGCGAAATAGCCTTCCGGCATGCTGGCCGCAAGTTCCTTCGGGTCGATGTTGGTTCGGAAGTCCATGTTCTTGAAGGAAATCTGGTAATCCGGGGATGTCTCCGTATATCCGCACTCGTGGCACTTGAACCCGTCGGGATATGGAATCCCGATGGTCGGGAATGACGAGATGCGGAGCCACTGGAAGATATAGGCCTCGTCGCACCACATGATTTCGCCCGGGAGGACGCCCTTCACGCGGCGCTGGAGGATTTCGTCGAAGATGTCCACGGTGTCATACGGCGTGGCGCCAGACAGGAGAAGGATGTCTTCGAGCGAGAGGCACTGGCCATAAACCGCGTTCTTGTAGAACAGTCCCTTCGACGGAAGCGCCGTGATGAGCGAGTATGCGTCATAGTTGCGGCGTTCGGCGCCCATGTTGTGGGGAACCGAGTTGTCCACCTGGTGCACAATCGGGGCCGGCTGCTGCGGAGGTTCCGGCGTGGGTGCCGGAGCGGGGGCTGGCGCCTGCCCGTATGCGGGGATGCCTGTAGCAATCGGATCGGGAACGTGATGTTCTGGAGCCGGTGCTTCCGGGAGCCGCATCGCAGCTGCCGGGATTTTCGGGAACTTTCTCGGCGCCGGGCGCTCGACACGGTCCGCCGGAATATACTCGGGAGGGAGCTGCGGCTGTTGCTGGGCAGCCTCGAATGCCGGAGGGGCTACTTCCATCGGCTGTTCCACGGCGGGAGCCTCTTCCTGGACAGGCACCTGGCGCACCATCGGGCGCTTCCTGCGCGGAGGCTTCGGTGCAAGCGCCGCACCCTGGTCGAGTTTGCTGTTCATCCGGGCCATCATCTGGGAAGGAGTTTCACCTTCCTGAAAATCCCCGTGCAGTTCGGCACTCTTCTCTCGTGCAGCGTTCACATACGCGGCGACTTCCGGCGGAAGCTGAACTTCGCCAGCCTGCGGGACGCGTTCCGCCTGCGGAACCTGCTTGACCATGTTGTTCATCATTCCTCCGATACGAGCTCGTAATGGTATCTCGGACCGTTATACTGCTCGCCGTTCTTGAAAATGCAGGACAGCTGCTCGCCGTCCTTGCAAGACTTGTTTCCGGCATCGACGGCCGCCTGGGCCTGTTCCGGGGTGGGATAACCCTGTCCCAGCGAGACAAGGGTCTTTCCTACGGGAAGGGACCCGTCAACCGGATCCCCAAAGCCGTTAAGCTCGCGCCTGGCGAACATCGTCAGGTCATAACGGGCCGCGTAGTACATCACTTCGCGGCTTCCCCCGCTTCGATGGCTTCCGCCGCGTTGTCGCCGTCAGCAAGCATCTTCTTGATGGTGTCGGCACGTTCGGCAGAAACGAGCTTACCGCACATCACGCCGTAGTAGCTACCCATGATGGCGTCGCTGCCGACCATTCTGGTGTCAAGCAGCTTGCGCTGTTTTTCATGGGCGTTGTCCCAGCTGACGCAGGAACTCCACTTGGTGATGAGGGCCACGAACTTTTCGACCGTGATGGAGTGACCGAAAGTGAGGCCGGTTTCCTTACAGATGTGGACACCGTCATCGTAGTTGATGTCGTCAATCTGAGCGATTGCGACGGCACCGCATGCGACTGCTTCGAGAGCGTCCGTATCGGCATCGGCGACACAGTAGATGCAGTCTGCCGGGTCGTCAGGCATCGTGAGGATGACAAAGTCGAACGGCACGTCGCGTTCCACGGCCTGCGTGTGCAGGAGAGCGCGGTCGCTGAGGTTCGGGTGGGACCAGTGGACGATGTTCTTGATCTTCCCTTCGCAGAGGAGCTTGTACACGCGTTCCTGGAGGACGCCACCGGTAGAAATCGTGATGTCGGCCTTTTCGTGATAGTGGAAGATGTAGTTCTGGAGGACGGTCGGGATTACCGGGCCCTTGAAGAGGATTTTCGGCTTGCGGATGCTGGAAGAGCTGCTGCCGGCACGCTTGAAAATCTTGTTGACCGGGTAGAAACGTTCGCTCATGAACGTCGGGACAACGGCGATGTCCTTGTTGCCGACGAAGCGGAACGTACCGATGAGCTTTGCCATCTGGGTGTTCGGGACGACGAGGGCGTCACAGGACACGATGAGGTCTTCCACCGTCTTGACGTAGTTGACGGTATTGCTGCGGCCACTGCCAATCGGGCCTTCCCAGATAAATTCGTCGAGGGCGTAGATGAAACGGGTCGAGGAGATTGCACGGTATTCGGCAACATCCGCCAGATATTCGTCGCGTTCCTTGACAAGATCCTTGAGGGCCTTGGCGGCAGCCTGCTCTTCTTCGGTTTCGTCGTGGTCAGGACCGCCGGCAGCGACTTCTGCTGCGGCAACCGCGTCTTCATACTTCTTGGAAGCTGCGGCAATTTCCTTTTCAAAGTCGTCGAGGTCTTCCTTCCAGCCAGGAAGGACATCTTCCGTTATGCGGAGACGCTGTTCGTCAACAATGCGGGAAAGCTCGCGGTTGGCGACATTGTCGAACCACACGATGCTGAACTTGGAGAAGTCCGGCTTGAGCTGGCATGCGCGGGTGCTGTCCATCGTGACGAGGGAAATCTTGGCCGTCTTGCCGCTCGAATCGTAGAAACGGGCAAAATCTTCCATGGCAGTGATGCCGCGGAGATTATACATACGGGATGCGCCGTCTGTGATGAAGAGAATGTCGAAACGGTCAACCTGCTTGACGCGTTCGGCAACCTTCTGTTTAAGCATTTCCTTAATATCTGGCATTGTAGTACCTCATTTATGGCAGAAAACTAGGTTTTCTGTTCAATCAGTTTCGTCTCCCCCGAACTTTCATCGGTAATCTGTGCGGGGGACCGGTTTGCGAACTCCCGGTCAAGGTCTTCCTTGCGCTTCTCCTCGGCCTTCTTGTCCCAAAGTTCGACAAGGTCGGCCATCTGGGTCGGGCTGAAATCGTAGGTCTGATTCTCGACGTCCTCCTCCTTGACCTCGGGCTTGACATACTTCTCATCGTAATGTTCGCCTTCCTCGCGCAGCACCTGGACGACCTTGATTAGCTTGTCAAGGGACTGCTGGACGGAGTTCACCATCGTGGCGATGGCCGTGCACATGTTGGGCGGAGGGGAAACCGTGCCCATGAAGGTTTCCTTCATGGACATGAACAGCTCCTTGACATTCTCGTACATCTCGAACGCCTCCGACCTGATGCGCTCACGGTCGGAACGCAGCTGTTCCGGGTCAATCTTGGCATAGCCCTTGGCGACCTGCTGTTGGGCAGCGACGACATTGTTTGCCTGGTTCTGGAAGGAAGCTGCCGTCTTCGCGATATTGGACGTGTTCTGTTTCAACACGGCAAGCGCCTGTTCGGTAGAACCGTCAGGCAACCGCAGCTTGCTTTCGATTACCGCAAACGGGTTGGGTTTCTGTTTTGCGGCCCGGGGCGTAGGACGTTCGTCCATGCCGGCAAAGTCAATCGGGCCGGCGTCGACAGGCGGCTCATTCCCGTCCGACGTAAAGTCAAACGAGTGGAAAAAGTCCGTCGGCTGTATCTGCGAGTTCTGATCCATTTGCTATCCTGATTTCTTCCGGTATTTCTTCCATTCGTTTTCATCCGGGATAATCTTGCCGATTTCCACGCCGAACTGATAGACCGCCGTAAGGGCCTTCGCATTGCTGGGGTAATACCGTATCTGTTCTTGCCCGGCTTTCAGGAAATCAATGTATTCCTGCTGCCGGTCAACCATAGATTGGAGTTTAGAGACAGAATACTTGTCGAGTGCACGCATCTCGTCCGTATCGCCGTCTATATTGGTCTCCGTGTTGCCCTCAACGAGCGTATTTATCTCCGAGTTCGTAGGAGACCAGCCGATGCGCGTGTTGCGCATGCGTTCCAACGTCCTTGCCTTTTTCTCGCGGAGCATCTTCTGCATGCTTTCCAGGCGGAGCTTTTCCTGCATGACGAGGCCGGCCATCTCGATTGCGGCCGCGCCCATGTTGTATGTGCCGTTATAGACCATCTTGTGCAGGTCCGGGTCGCCCTCCTCGTTCGTGGAGTCCAGGGTAGCCATGAGGAAATCCCTGACCTTGATAATCTTCTCGTCCGTCTGGAGTTCCGAAATCGGGACACCCTTGGTCCGCTTCGGCTTCGGTGCCGACGCCACGACCTGCTCCTGCTGGGCCGTAAATTGCTGGGTAGCCTGTCTGGCCATCGCATCGGTGGCCTGCTTATATGCTGCAAATGGATCACTCATGTCCAAAATATACCAAAATTAGGGACCAAATACAAGAAAGCCGGCCATCGCTGGCCGGCTTGTGGGAGTTGAAACGTGTCCGGTTGATTACGGCTTGTCACCCACAACTACATAGCCCTTCTTCGGGACGTAGATGTTCGGGCGGTCATACGCGAACGTTGCCGTCCACGTAGCGATGTCCGCCTGTTCCTTGTACTCCGGCGTCTGGTCAATCTTGACCTCGAACGGCCAGGCGTTGACGTAGCACACGCTCATGATGCAGTTGAGGTAGTGCCAGTCAAACATCTCGCAACGGATTGCCGCGTTGCGGAGAAGGCCGGAATACTCGTTGCCGTAGTTCGCCTGCTGGCCAGCACCAAGATAAATCTTGTTGTTGCCTTCATTCGTCGTGCGGCTGGAGTCGGAGTCGAGCATCGCCGTGGTCGGGCTTTCGGAAAGAAGGCCGCAGTTGAAGAGCTGCTCCTTCCAGGCGACGAGCGTCTCGTAAGCCTTCAAGTCCTCATAGAGGTAGCCCTTGATGCTGAACTGGCCGGCAATGCCTTCCTGTCCAACGGGGACCTGGTGAGGGAAGTTCGAGTACACGATGCTCTTCTTGGCGATCTTGACGTTCGGCAGTTCCGGCATCTTCAAGATGCGGATTGCGAACTCATGCTCACCGCCACTGTTGGCGAACGAGTCCCCGTTGGAGGGCTCAACGCCGACAAGGCCGAAGATGCTGGTCGGGATGACCAAGCGTGCACGGGTGGTGCGCCACGGATCCGTGAGATGGTCAATGGCGCCGCCCCAGAAGGCGACCTTTTTCTGCTCTTCCGAGAGGGTATTGTATATTCCTTCGCTTCTTGCCATGATTCATTCTCCTTAGATCAGTGCGGTTGTGACCTGGTTGCCGTTTTCGGTCTTCACAAGTTCGGTCTTGAGCTGGATCCAGCGGGCCGTCTTGGTCGGGCGAATACGGAGCCAAACATTGAGTTTGCCCTGGTCAATCACCGGTTGCGGGTTGTTGGTTTCGTTACAGATGCACTCTGCCATGTAGAAGCCGGACGGGCGGGCGTTCTTGATGGAGTCGAGCGATGCCTGGATGGTGGACTGGATGTCCGCACGGACTTCCGGCGTGTTCAGGTCGAACACGTAATTGTCCAGGTAGTGGTAGTACATCTTGTGGATGCCGGCCACCAACATCGCAACGTGGATCTGGTTGAACGCAGTGTCTTCCATCTGCAAGGTCCAGTCGCCCCAGAAGAAGTTGCCCTTCTTGGTGCAGCGCGTCGGGTTGACGTGGATGTTGATGAGCCTTGCGATGTCGGACGTGGTGTCTTCCGGGTAAGAGTAGCGGCGCGGGTACTTCTCGGAAGTTCCCCATGCGCTCGGGACACCACCCTTCTTCTTACCGGCAGGCGGGTACCAGAAGATAGAGCCGCTGCGGTTTGCCGTCACGAGGGCAGCAATCTGAACGGACTTGTCGATGTCCACCACGTTGTGCGTGTAGAAGTTGTCCATCACGCGGCCCTTGCCGTCGTAGAGCGCGGCCCAGCGGCCGAGCGTAGTCGGGAAGGAGGTTGCGCCGTCATACTTCTTCAACGCCTTCGCGATTTCGGCTTCGCCGATACCGCCGAGGAGCGCGAAGCAGTCCTTACGGGCTTCACAAACCGTCATCATTGCGCTCATGACCTGCGTGTTGAGGGTTTCGATGTCCTTCATGCCGAAGTTGTTGATGTTCGTGCCCGCGGAGACGAGGAACGAGACATCGGAGCCGTCCTTGTCGAGGAACAGGTTCCAGACCGTGGCGAGGGTGCTCGTGGACATGTTGTTGGCAGGCTGGTAAACCCACACAGCGTCGTTCACGATAGCCGGGTCATCCGGGTTGAAGGAGATGCAGGTGCTTGAACCGTCGAGAACACCGTTGTAGATGGTCTGGGACAGGTCGTAGGAGTTGTTGTCCAGGAAGTTGTCGAGCACGCCGCTCTCGTTGAGGAGGAACGACACGCCGGTGTCCGCAAGTTCGAAGCCTGCGGCGTATTCGATGGACAGCTGGGTCTGGCCGTTGAGCACATACGGGACAACGGTTCCTTCGAACTCATACACGTTTCCGTTGAAGCGATACTGCACGTTGAGGAAGAGGCGGGCGACGTTTTCGCCGTCGGCAGTCAGAGCATACACCTGCTTCGGGTTGCCGGTGAACTCGACGTCCTCATACTTCGTGGTAGCGAGGCCGAGGCCGAGGAAGGTTGCACCGATTTCAGCGCTTGCGAGGCACTTGCTGGACTTTTCGACGATGTACTGGTCCTTGCCCATACCCGGGTTGATGTAGGCCTTGCCGTCATAGTCGGCAACGAGCACCAGGTTGGTGTCGGTGACCAACAATGCACCGGTTTCGGTAGCAAGGGCCTTGCCCTGGGTGGTCATGCTGAACTGGGCAGCGTTCTGGGCAGCCGTCGGAACATAGAGCGAGTAGGCGCCGACCACGAAGAACTGGCCGATGTCAACGCTCTTGGTGAACTTGACCGTGTAGGAGATGCCTTCGCCAAGGAGCTTCTTCAACGGGTCCTTGACGATAACCTCGCCACCGGTGAGACCAACCACAGTGAACGTCTGCGGATCCGGGTCAATGTAGGAGTTGTCGCCATCGGTAATGGCCAGCACATCCCCGACCTGAACCTTGCCGTCCAAGTCAGTGTTTGCAATGGTCATCTTGGAGCACTCGACACCGTAGGTTTCGACACTGCCGTTGGCCGCAGACCAGGTAGTGTCGTCGAGGGTGAGCACGGTTTCGATGGTATGTGCACTTGCATACACATCCATTGCAGCGCCGGTGAGGTCAATCAACTGGTAGAAGTGTTCACCGGCAGTGTCGTCCATGCCTTCCGGGAGGGCGTCAAGGGTGATTTCGCCGGTCATCACGTTGATTGCCGTGATCTTGGCGGTACCAACGACCGGGTTGTGCCACTTTTCCATGAACTCGGTGATTTCGGCTTCCGTTTCCACCGTGGTAGTGCCGGAGCCGAGCACGACAGCGACTGCATCGCCGACAGCGTATTCCAGCGCGGCGCTCGTGTCGAGCTTGAGCTTGTTGGCCTTCAAGTCGAAGGTGACAATGTCGTTCACGACTGCACGATTGTTGTAACCGACCGCGGAAGTGCGGAATGCCTTGGCGATGGTCTTGACCACGTCGCCCCAGCTCTTTGCGTCGCTGATGTCGGCGAACACGCTGTCAACCTTTTCGCTGAACTCGGAGATGTAGGAAGATTCGACCGCGATGGAATCGAGGCCAGAACCGTCGAGCTCTTCGTTCGGGGTGCAGAGATACTTGGCAGCATTGGTAACGGTGACGGTCGTCGTGCTGTATTCGGTGTATGTGCCAGAAGCGGACACGATGAACTTCACTGTGATGACGTCGCCATCAAAGAGGGTCACGTTGCCGTCAGCGTTTTCAATGCGGAACACGCCTGCCGGGAGGGCGTTGCCATCCACGTCAGTGGTCTTGAAGGAGATTGCACCGAGCGAGTTGAACTCGTTGTTGATGATGCGGACCGGGATGATACCGTTGTTGGCATCGTTCACGATGATGCAGGAACCGTTCGGGAGAGAATCCTTGACGGAGAAGCGTTCGCCGGCAGCGAAGTCGGCAATGTTCATCACCGTGAAGGTCTTTGCACCACGACCGGCAACGGCAGTCTTGACCGTGAGGTAGTCGAAGCCGTCGGCAACGGCAGTCGCGTCGCTGCAATAGAAGGCAACGGACGGACGGTTGTAGCTTTCCAGGTAGGAGCTGTCATCCGGGGACACGGAAACGTCGAACTCGTCGATGGAGAGAACAGTCGCGCTGGCGAACTGGTTGCTTGCGCCACCTTCCGTGATCGGGAAGTAGAGCTTTTCGCCGACAGAGAAGGTCGGACGGGCACCGAGGGTCAGGGTGAGCGTCTTGCTGACCAGGTTGGTCTGGACGTCGACGATGTCGTAGGACTCGTAGGCGCGGTTGGCGCTGCTCGGGTCGCTGTTGATGATCGCAAAGAGGACGGTGTCGGTCGGAGCCTTCTTGCGTTCGTTGTCGTACCAGCGGCATGCCTTGCTGTCGGTGAACTCTTCACCGGCGCTTACTGCGAAGTCAACGTTCTTGCCGGACTTCACAGTCTCGGCGATGTTGTTGATCTTGCGGCGCACGCCGAAATCGGCGGCAGCATCGGTCTTGAAGCGGGTTGCCGCGAAGTGCTTCATCTGGAAAGAGTTCTTCGGCTGTCCATCATACCGGAAAGCGTTGCGGTCGTAGGTCACGACGAACGCATCGGACTTGAGGTCCCTCTTGTAAGGGCTGGACTTGTCGATTTCTTCGCCGTAAGGGCGAACGAACTCAACCACGCCACCGTTGTCGATGACGCCACGGGCGGCATACAGGCCCTGGTTGTATTTGGCATTGTTGTAGCCATATCCGAGTATGGCATCCATCGCGCCGGAGTTCGAGATGTTGAGGATCTTGTTCATCTCGCCTTTTGCGGCGAAACCAACAATACCGGCGATGGCGGACGGGTTCTGAACCTCGCCATAGGCGGAATTATCCTCGATCGAAAGCAGAACTCCAGGGGCGCACAGGTCACCCATCTTTGTAGCCATGATTTCCTCTCAGGTTGGTGATTTTACGCTTCTAGTTTAATAGGTGGGCACGATTTTTCACGGCATACCGGCACCCGGGATATAAACTATGGTCGAAAACCACACAAAACGCCCGAAAGAGGAACCATGGACGGAGTCGCAGTAAACGAAGAACTGAACAACATCAAGGACCGTTTCCCGGAGGAAACCGCCCTGGTCGAAAGTGTGCAGAAGCTGTTCAACAAGGAAGTGCAGATTATCTCGGACCGCAGCATCAGGGCCCTGAAAGCCTTCCCGATGCAGTTCACGAAGCGAATTCCGACAGCCGACGGCGAATGGACGACCCAGCTGCACATCTGGGCGGATAACCAGGTCGCCGAACTGCTCGACATCGACCCGCTCGTCCTCACCGCCCGCAACTCGGACGGCGAATGTGTCCTCATGAGCCTCCTCATGGCGGCAACTGGCCGCTTCACCCAGCAGGTGAACTATCCGCTCATCCAGAAAATCCTCGACACGGACATGCAGTTCCAGTATCTGACCGAGCCGGGCGACGAAAGCTCGGTCCAAACCGGCAACGTATGGGACGAGGAAGACCTCGACCACAAGACCCCGCTCGAATACCTCGCCGACTTCGCGAAGGGAACTGGCGTCTTCGGTGGCTGCGGACAGGATCCCCTCGTGAGACAGATGCTCGAAAACTTTGCAGACCGCCCCGAACCGGACAATGGCCCCGGCGAACCACTTTCCGACCCCAACTTCAACGAAGACCAGGCCAAGAAGGCCATCGAACAGTCGGAAGCCCAGCTCGCGACAACCGCGGAAACCAACCCGCAGAATATTCCTACCGCAGACCAGATTGTCCAGCAACAGGAACAGGTCCAGCAGCCCGCCGCACCGGCACAGCCGGCAGCGCCTGCCCAGCCTGTCCAGCAACCGGCACCGCAGGAACAGCCTGCCCCTGCCCAAGCTCCGGCTCCGGCACCCGCGCCGACCCAAACGCCTGCACCGGCCCCGGCACCAGCCGAAGAGCCGACCATTTCGGTCCGTGAACGCTGCAAGCAAATCCTCGAAAACAACCCAACCGTGAACGACCCGGACGCTGCCCCGATCGCCGGAAGCAAGAAATTGCTCGAAGCGCTCGTCACCATTGGGAAGAACACGATAGACTTCTCGTAATGAAACTCATTTTCTGTTCATTTCCGCTTTTCAATGAAATACTCCCCTCGCTAGACACCGAGGGGATGTCCCTTCTGCACACAATGATCGGCAAGAACGACTATTCCACGAAAACCGTGGCATACCTTGTCGGCACAAATGCAAAGAACGCCCTCCTCGGGGCGGTCATCTTCTCGCATACCGGGGACACCGGCGCAATCCATACCTTGTGTGTCAGGGATGACGTCCAAAAGAAAGGCCTTGGCACCCGTCTTGTGGACAGTGTCAAGGCCGGGTGTGCCACCGTAACCGTAAACGGGATACACACCGCGTTAGATTTCTACAAGAAACAGGGGTTCGTTCCGGTCGATAAAGACGATCCGGGACCGGTCATTCCCCTTGTTTGGCATCGCTGAAAAGACCATCCCGCATATCGTCAAACGCTAGAACCATAACCGGCTCCGGCTTGCCGTCCTTGACCCACTTGGTCAAGATTTCGTCGATTTTCTTTTCAGTATCGTCGCCGAACTGCGCCTTCATCAATTCGACACACTTGCCGTATTCATAGACGGGGACGGTATCGACTTGCATCGAGCATTCCGGGTCCGGGATGCCGGCATCCATCGCATCGACTATGCCAATCATCGCCTCGCGAGGGAACTCTGGAATAATGCCGCCGACCTCGCTTTCTTCGAGTTTGCTGTCGCGTTCGTCAGGCTCAAAGGCATCATACACCACCGGCGCACATTCATGCAGATACGGAAGCGACCTCTTGGTATTGTAGTCGAACCATTCCATGGCGTCCGTGTATGCGCGGTCCTCCGGGGTCTCGCCTTCGTCAAGTTCATCCGCATTCGGAGTAAATGTCTTGGCAAGCTCGTCGATGCAACGGGAGCTCTCATATACGGAAACTACAACCGTTTCCAGTTTCTGGTTGTCCGTGGGCTTGACTTGCTCACCGTATTTTACGCGAGAGTATGTCGGGCGCTTGACATCCTTCGGCTCCACGATGTAGGTAAACTTCGCCGTCCCGATCATCGCACCCTCCATATCATGAAGGAGGATGACGTGTCCGGCCTCGTTATCCCGTTCGCAGGCGACCTTAATCCTGGCCTGGACATCCTGCGGCAATGAGGCGATATATTCCTCGTCTTCGGATTTAGACATTTTGCATCTCCATTTTTATTACGGTTCCACGGTCATCGTTCGCAGCGTTTCCATGTGCTCATCGACTTTCGCGGCTTCGACAAATTCCCGGTCAGCGGCCTCCGGGTCCGCACCCTGGCTTGCCATGACTTCGGCCTGCTCGGGGGAAATCCCGAACAGGTCGGCCAACTTACTTGCCTTTTCTGAACTTGGGGTACTTGGCCTGGATGACATCGTAGGCCTCCTCCACATACTTTCGGTCAATGACACCGGCCTTGACATTGGCCCAGGCGGAATTGTGCGACATGTCATAGACAACCATCACCTTGTTGATGAAGGCATCGCGGGCAGCAAGCACTTCATTCTTCGCCCTGCACCACCGGTTGTCAACCTGCATGCCGCCAAGCGCCTTGAACGTCTTGGCCTGGAGTTCAAGCGGCAGTTTCGTGAAGTTGGTATTGTTGAGACCGTTCACGATCTTGATGTACCTGCGGTCCATGGAAAGAGACTGCAGAACATTATATGCCTTGAACTCTCCGATTTCCGCCTCGCTCAGCGGGAGCTTCTCGATACGGTTGTTCAGAAAGGTAAACGCGTTGAACCCCATCGGCACCCCCTATTGGCGACCCATGCCGTTCTGGCCTGGCCACGTTTGCTGGACACCCGGCTGAGCATACTGGACACGCTGCTGCGTCTGGGCCTGTGCCTGCGCCTGGACTTGGACCTGCGGACGAGGTTGCATCTGTTGTTGCGGCTGCGCCTGCTGCTGCATCGCGGCAAGCTGTTCGGCGGTAAGTTCCGGCGCCTTCTGCGGTGTCTGGAGCCAGCCTACCTGATGGACAAGCATCGCGGTGGCGGACAGATAACCATACAGCATCGTTTCCGGGTCAACCTGGCCACGGGTGTCAGCGAGGGCATCCGCAGTAATCTTGCCGAACGAGAACAGGCCGCGGTCGTTGATGCGGTCGAACGCATACTTGCTGAACGGAATGTAAATGCTCATCGGGTCTTCCACGTTGGAAGACAGATACATTCTGAGGCCGCGAGGATCGTTGCGGGTGACATAGTTCCAAATGTCGGCGATGGTTTGTGCGCTCGCGAAAATGCTGGGCCTACCAACCACGTTTCCGCCATTCTTGAGGAAGGTCACATGGAGGCTAACAATCATCGAACGGATGTCCGGGTAGCATGCGTTGAACGTGTCGATAATCGTCTGGCGTTCATAGCGGCCGTTGACCGCAGCCACTTCCTGCTGCACGATAAATTCGAGACGCTCGAAAATGGAGCGCTTGTAGAACTTGATTTCGTCCGCGGTGCAGCCGTGCATGGAGAACTCGATGGGGATGCAGCGGGACTTGATAGCCGGGCGAACTTGCCAGATGTCGTTACAGGTCAGGATGAAGCGGAGGGTCGCGGTCGAGGATTCGATTACCGACTGGAGCTCCTTGAAGAACTTCTCCGGGTTGAGTGCCTTGTCCACTTCGTCGATAATCACGAAACGAGGCTTGCCGTCGCTCACGCGGAACATCTTGTACTGTTCGATTTCGTTAATCACCTCGCTGGCCTTGCCATAGAGGAACTTGCTTTCCGTCCCGAGGATGTTCGGGATTGCCCTGGCAAGACTGGTCTTGCCGGTTCCCGGGCTACCGGAATACAGGACATAGTTTCCGAAACTGTTGAGTCGGAGGGCCGTGTCGACCATACGCTTGATTGACGGCGGGAGGATAATTTCATTGAGGGTCTTCCCTCGGTATTTTTCTTCCCACGGGAGGGAGAGTGGGGTTTCCTTGGACGGGTCCGCCTGCTTTGCTGCGGCGACCTGAGCACCCTTGGTTGTAAGCAAACTTGAAGACATTATATACCACTCGATAAAGTTTCTCGGTGAAATATAGCAAAAACGCTAAACTATGTGCATGGATAGGTCTTTCCCCAAATTCATCGCATCATTGGATGTCCTCGATCCGCAACTAAAGGCTAAAATCGGGACCCGCTACGAGTCCTATCTCGAAGCGCTCGCCACCGACGTAATGCCGCAACAGGCAATCCCGGACATCGGGACCTGCGTCAACCCGCAGGTCGATAACCCATATTTCGATGAAAAGACTTCAATAAAGGGGAAGCGTAAGGAGATTGCCGAGGAAGCCAAGCACAACCGCGGCGGGGCAACCAACTTCCCGAAGCCGGGAAGGACCACCCTCGGTATGCCGGACAACTGCACCGCGATTAGATAACCTTCTTCCTCGGACGGCAGAGGAGATTCTTCACTGCCTCGGATTCATCAAATTCAAGCTCTTCCGGCCAGCCGACGGCCTTGAACAGGCGCCCCAGAACCTGGGCGACGCTCATCTTCCAGTGCTTCTCCCAGTCAGGCGTAAACAGTTCAAGAAGGTGCGGGGGCATCTCGTCGCCGGTGTAGCAAATCACCGTGACACCATACAGGGCATCGGCCTTCTTGACGAACTTCATCTTGTCGCCGGCAGCAATCGGTTCATACGGGAACTGTGAAAGGACCGGATCGAACTCGATGAGGTAGTTCCACACGGCAGCGGCCCTGCGACGCCAGTCAACCCTGGCAAGCTGTTCCTTCGGCATCCTGTACATCTCGGCAAGCGTAGGCGGTTCTTCCTTGACGCCGGACGGGCAGGACAGGTGCGTGAAGTCGTTCTTCTTGACAAGCTCGTAGTATTCGCGCTTCATTTCGAGAAGTCGGTCGCGCACCACCTTCTTGTCCATTGTGTTCAGCATGAGCGTCACCATGTCCATCATACGTTCGCGGGAGAACAGCGTGGTGGAGCTTCGGACGATTTCGAGGCCGGTGATTGCGAACTCGGGCTTCACTTCGAGAGTGCCCTTTACCCACTTGCCATTTTCCTTGTGGCCCTTGTCAAGATAGACGATGTCTTCCATGCTCTCCACGAGACAGATATACTTCTTTTTCGCGGTGACAATGGCCTTGTGGATGCACTTCTCGCGTTTCAGGAACAGTTCGTTGACGAAGTAGTTCCACTGCTGTGCGTAGGCGAGCATGAACTCGTCCAGCTTCTCTTCGAGGGCGACCGCGTCGAACATGCGGCAGAAGTCCGTCATGCGGTAACGGTTGTAGATGATGCGGACATCGCCGTCCTGCACGATGCCGTCGGCGAACATGATCTGCATCTTCGTGAACCCGGTCTTCTCGTCCGGGACGCGGTTGCCCGGATCGTTCCAGACACCCGGGGCATACATCTTGCAGGCAGCCGCAAAGAACTTCTTCGCGTCGGTTTCCTGCTCGACGGTAAATACCTTGGACAGGAAGCGCTGGTGGCCGCGGAACGCGACAATCTCGATATTCTTGCCGGTATGCGTCTCGAAGCCTTCCATGATGTCGCCGAACTTCACGAAGAAGGAGTCGGTATCGCCATGGGACATGCGGCGCTGCTGGACGACACCTTCGGAGTCAACTTCGGTGCCGACGAACGCGGGCTCGATGCGCGGGACATACCCGAACGTATCGTAGAACCGCTTGTCTTCGACCAGCTCCTCGTTGATATACTTCGCCATGCCGTTGATGGTATACTTGATAAGCTGCTGACCATACGCGGTAATGGATGCCGCGTTGTCCACGTCGTAGAGCGGGAAGAACGGGGAGCCGAGCAAACCGTAGAGCGAGTTGCCGAGCACCTTGTACACCTTCTGCATCATGTCGTAGACGCCGGTCATTTCCGCGTCGCCCGCCTTCTTCGCGGCCTTCATCTTCTTCTTCAAGTTGGAACGGCCGTCGAACAGAAGCCTCGTGACTTCCGGCACGACGCCGACCTTGTCCTTTCGGAAGAATACCTGATACTGGCCGTTGTGGGTCCACGGAGAACGGATAAGGTTCTTCAATTCCTCTTCCGGGACCTGGTAGTCGATAGGATAGACCACCTTCATTTCCGGCGAGGTGTTGAACGTCATCATGATGGATGGGTAAAGGGAACGGTAGTCGTATGAGACCAGCTTTTCCTTGTAGCCCGGGATAGCATACACGAATGCGCCAGGAAACTCCTCCTTTTCCTGTGCGCGTAGTGGCGGGAACGTTCGGCCTGTCTTGTGCAGATGGTTCAGGACAAAGCCGACCAGCATTTTCTTCGACTCGAACACGAACGAGAACGGAACCCTGGCTTCCGCGGATGCGGACACCGCCAGGTGGAACATCTTTTCCTTCTGCTCGATCTTCTTCAGGAGGCGGACGTCCTGCATGTTATACAGGATGAACATGTCCCAGTGGTTCTTCCAGGACAGGTAGCCTTCGGGAAGCGGAGCCTTGTGCTCGCCGACCGTGATTTCGCCGATGTAGTCCAACTTGTAGGACGGCTGTTCGGAGAAGGTGTACTTGCGGTAGAGGTCGAGGAAGTCGATGACTTCCGTGCCCGCGATGTGGAGGTCGCCTTCTCGCTGGTCAACCCATGCACGCTTCTCGGCAGCCGGGAGCCTGGACATGAGCTTGAGCGGGATCTTCAACTTCGCCGCTCGGTTGACCATGTAGGTAGTATCGTATGTGAAGTTCCAACCGGACAGGATTGACACGTTGTTGTTGCCAATCTCGGTGAACAGCCTGGTCAGGAGTTCGCCTTCGGTCTTGCATAGGACATAGCGGCCGTTGTCCTTGGCCATCTCGTCCTTCACCTCCTGGCTGACGTCCTTCGCCACGCCGTAGGTGATGTAGTTGTCCGTCTTGGAAAAATAAATCGTTACGCAGTTGATCGGGTATGCGGCCACGCTCGCGCGTGGGAATTTACCGGTGGTCTCCACCTCAATATCGAGGAAGCAGAGGTTGATTTTCGACATGTCGGCTTTGAGCATGCCGGCATTTGCGTAGAAGCGGGAAAGGAACCTCGCCCTCGGGTCGATGTCGATTTCTGCAAGGTGGTTGCGCGGGCCGGAGAACTGGTGGCGGATTTCCCGCTCGTCCTTCGTATGCCGCTGCACGGCAAACATCTCGTTTCCGTAGATGTCGTGCATGCCACACGGTTTTGCGCCGAATTGCCCCCGTATATTGGTATAGAACGTGTTGATGTTCTGCAACACGTCCATAGTGCCATCCATGTACCACAGGAACATTCTGTCCTTTTCCGGGTCATGGTAGATGGCCTCCCACATCTTGGGAGCTTTTACTTCTGTATTAGATACAGGTATCTCCGGCATATCCAGAAATATAGCAAAAAACGGACCGGCATTGCCAGTCCGATTTAATTTTTCCGCGCAAGCGAACAGTTACTTCTTGGCGAACTGTGCCTTCGCGTTCTTGATGTGGGACAAAATCTTGTCGATATTGTCCTTTTTCTTGCCTTCGGCACCGGCGCCGAGGCGTGTTTCCACGAACTTGCCGAGGAGGTCCCAGCGCTTCGGGTCGGAAAGGGTACCCTTCATGAACTTCTTGTTGTCCTTGGCGTCACTTTCCATGCCTGATGCCGCGCTCTTGGCCTTGCTGTCGAAAGCCGGCTTCTGGGGAGGGGTAGTGGTAACGCACTCGACCTGGACGCCCTTGGCGGCCTTCACTTCCGGGTCAGTCGTAGTGAGGGACTGGGTCACGACCTTGGTTCCGCCTGGACCGGCGGTCTTCTTCAAGTCAACAGTCTCATTTTCAGTCTGCTGCTTGACGTCCTTTTCGGGCGCGGTCTTGGCCTTACCGACCTTGGAATTCTTGGAGAGCACGAGCGACTTACCGCCGCTGCACCACTTGTTGGTATCAAAGACTTCACCGTTGAACATCTTGATGCCTTCGCACATAGGCTTCGGATTGTCAGTCTCGTTGAACGGTTTGTCGATGATCGGCTGACTGCAGATGCCTTCGAGGATGGCCTGCACCTTTTCGTCGCCATAAATATCGAATGCCTGTGACATTGGGTAAACTCCGGTGATTGGACTTTTTACTAAGTTTAGAAGATGTCCCCGTTTTTGCCCGTCAGGCAAAACGGCTGAACCCGATGTTCGAGCAGAGGACTGCCACGGACAGCTTCTTGGGGCCCTTCTTGCGGATGCGCAGCCTCTTTCGGACCGGCTTCATGGGTTTCTGGGCAGGAGCCTGAGCGGCCACAGCCGGAACTTCCGGCGTGATTACCTTCTCCGGTTCGCTGTTTCCGGTGATTTCTTGTTCTGTGGTCTGTTTCTTTCGTGCCATACTTGTCAGTTTATAGCAAATCCCGGAACCTATAAACTGTATTCGAACAATTCCGGCGGCACAATGAACACTACCGAGTCCCAAATCCAGCTTTCACCCTCCGAACTCTACCATCCGGGCGTTTCCCCGGCAATTCAGGACCTGTCCCGCAAATCGGGCATGCCCGAGACCGAAGTCGCATCAATCTACGCCCAGACCGAACGCGACGAAAAGAACGACGCAGCGGAAAACCCGGACAAGATCGTCATGGACGTCTACGGCAACTGCCGCTTCGGCGACAAGGTGTGGAGCGAGACCCGGAAGAAGGTGCTTACCCCGGAAGAAACCGAAAGTGACTCGGAGCAGGAACTCGAAGATACGCTTTCCAGCATGAGCACCATGTTCTCCCCCGAAGAAGAACAGAAGTCTCCGGGCAGCACGGGCGAAATCGAGGATGCGTTTGCCAGCGGAGCGAACAGTTTCACTCCCAGCATCGACAACAACTCGCTCGGGTTCTCCGACGAAGACATGGCGCTTACGAACTCCGTCGCCGACGCGGCAGCTGCCGACTACGACCTCCCGGACGACTCCGAACCGTTCGGGACCGACACGTTCACGGACATCGACCCCAATGTCACGCCGGACAACGTGAACTCCGCCCCGGACGGCACCCCGGCCCCGACAGGCGGAGAAAAAACTCCATTGGAAGAAACCAAGGAAGAAG